CCCTCTTCTATGTCTTGTGGTAATGAATCAACAAATTCTATAGATTTTATAGGTAACTTAGCTTTAGTATTTTCTCTACATTTCACTTCAAATTCTGGTGAAAAGAAATCTTTTTTGAACCCCATTTTAAATGCCTTTCCAGTACATTTATTAAACGTTACTTTAGCATAGTTCTTAATATCTTCGCCTTCATAATTTGCCACAAATATATCGGCTTTAAATGGTTTTATTTTAGAACCTTCACTAAGCATTGGTGTATCATATCCCACAATTTTACTAGGATCATCTTTATCATAACGAATTGTTCCACCTTCAATTAATGCTGCTACTGTTAATTCAAATGTTGTATTTTTCATTTTCAATTTATATCCATATAACAAATCTGGAGTACTAGCTGTAGCTAATATCTTTTGATCATCCTTAGCTGTTTTTCTTGTCCTTGTGATATTTCAGGATCTGTTTCTATTTCACTATCACATTGAATATTAATTGGTTTACCTCCATTCAATGGTAATCCTGTAAATTCATCTAATGGTGTTAAAATTACTTTTTTAACATTATATAAAATTTCTCCTGTTGTACTCATTAAATTACCTCCTTCGGTATTTTGTATTTTAATCTTCTAAAATAAGCTTTCTTTTCATCATCTATAAGCTCTGGTGTAATATCACCTGTGAACTCTAATTTATGTTTAAGGTCCCTCTGAATCTTTTCCAACATATCATCTAATATAGTTATATCTCCTAGAGGAGCATATAAAAAAACATGAACAAACTGCCAACCACATTGGCTGTTATTCATGCTTGATAATTGATTTTCAAATTTTAAAACTACATAAGGCTCTCTACACTCTCCTTCGTGTTCCCCTATTGCATAACAAGGATATAAAGGATCTATTAAATTAAATATTTCTTTTCTTTTCATTAGATCGCTCCTGCTGATTGGACTATTTTCTTCCAACCTTCCATGAATTGTGGAGCAAATTCTTGTATAGCTCTTTCAAGTATTGCATATTTACCTTCATTGCATAATTCAAGATAGACTCCATAGTCTACTTGGTGGCTTAATGCAACCATTAATGTATTGGCATTTGTCCATTTTACAGTAGATGTTAAAAATAATCTTGCATGAGCTGTTCTATCTGTCCATACTACATTTTCTTTAGCCCATTTTTCCATCTCCGCAGCTATATTCTGTGCATCTAGTGCAAGAGCGGCTTTAAGCTTTGGAGTAAATTCCTTTAACTTTTCCATAGCTTCGTCTAATCCATGCATTTCTAGTTTACAACCATCAGCCATTCTTAATCACTTCCAAATCGCTATTATATACATCCTTAATAATCATTCCTGGATAAGTTACTCTATATTTATAACCGTTAGTTTCAAAGTAATCTCCCTCTTTTATTTTTAAACCTTCAGTTACTGCAAACATTGAAATACCTCTAGTCCTTTTAACAGTTCCAGATTCTTTTACATTACCCAAAATTAAATTGTGTTTAGTATCATCAATAAAAATATCGAGTTCTCCTACTGTTATTTCTTCTTCTCTACCACCATGCATTCCATTACTTGCTTTTTCTTTTCTAAGGAGAATTATATGTGTTGGCCTTTTAGCTATATTTTTCTTAGCTTGTGCTTTTATTCTTGCTTCATTTATCATTGACCATCAATCCTTCTCATTGCTGTTTTATAGCCTGTTGTTGTAGTTCCACTATTGGATAAACTTCTTTCATAATCACTTTTGTATTGTTCCGCAAGCCCTAACCAATACTCTCTATTTGATTCTGTTTTAAGTGGCCCCATATTTACAGCATCATCAGCATTTGCCTTGAACAGACACCCTTTCCAACTTGCTTTATTTATATCATTATCATTCGTTTCTAACAGTACATCTACCTCTGCATCTTCAAAATAAGGATACTGTCGTTCTTGGAGATTAAACTTTATTATTTCTATAGGTGTCATTCTTATTCACCTTCTTCTATTTCGGCATATTTTCTTAACTCCTCTAAGTCACATTCTTTAACTTCAAAATCTTCATCAACTTTAATATGTTTTCCTCCATATTTTATATATTGCTTTGCTTTTGCTTTAAAAACTTTCTTTTCTTCTACATTTTCATCTTGAATACTTTCTGTTGCCTCTACATTTTCTGTTTTAACTTTGGTCATAATTTAATTTCTCCCTTCTTTATATAAAACTAAAGAGCAGCCAAACTGACTACTCTAATTAATATACTGTTGCAAAGAATACTTCATCTGCTCTATCAAAACTTACTATAGGCATAACGCTTACTTTAGTATCCACTGTAACTGGGTCTTCTTTGACCATAGTTGTTACTGCTATTCCTGTGTCAACCATATAAGTATCTAACTTACTTGAACCACTTTGTTTATCAAATTCTTCTGGAGTTGTACCATAAACGGTATTACCCAAAGTTGTTCCACTCATAAGTGTTACTTTGCCATCCACATAATATGGAACTGGATCAGCACCTTCTGATGGAATATAAGTAGCATCTTCTAAGAATACAACTGTTAATTGCATTACCTCTTTTACAAATTGAATGTAATTTGCTTGACTTAAAATTAATGAAGTATTTAAATTACTGTTCTTAATGTGGTTAGTAATAGCTTTATTAACTAAAAATGTACTATCAAAAGTATTTTCAGTTAACAGTAATGTTTTAGGCTTTGCATATTGGTCATTTGTAATAACCTTTTGCCAAGCTTTAATATCTCCTATAATATCGGCATCAGGATTTGTCCACTTATCTGTTCCAGTTAATACTTCCCTATGATTATCTGGAACCCCATATTCTACTACAATATCTCCATCTTTTGAAGTAAAGTTCAGTAAACCATTTTGAATTACTGATGATCTCATTTTCTTTGAAATTATATTTGCTCCATCTATTAAATTAGAATAGTTCTCAAACACCTGTCCTAATAATGCATTTATAAAGTTTTCATTATTTGCTCCTATTGCATTTTGTAGATCTCTTCTAGTTGTTTCGTCTATTCCCATACCTTCTTTGAAAAATGGTATTTCTGTTGATTTTACATTTAAATCAGCACTTAATGCTCTCATTTTTGTATTTGCATCAAACGTGCTCATTCTTAAAGCTATTGGTTTCTTCTTAGCACCTTTAGCCATTTCTAACTTTGTACCACTAATTTTTTTATCAGGGAATAGAGCCTTATCTATTGTTTGTTCTGCTGGTAACTCTTTAATATAAAGAGCTATGTTTTTTGAATTAATATAATCTCTTAAATTTGGCATATATATTTCCTCCTTATTCTCCAAAAATTATTTGTTTTAATGCTGCCATTTCAACTTTTTTAATAGCTTCATCTGAATTAAACTTAACTGCATCTTCATATAAAGCACCATGGACAAATACTGGCACTACTTCTGTTGCGTCATCTTTATCTGCTGTTGGTGACATTGAACCTTTGAAAGATATATCTTGATATACAACACCAAATACATCTGTTTCACTTGAAGTTGAAGTTACTTTCTTACCATCTTTAGTAATTAAAGTACCTGCTAAAAGCACCTCATTTTCATCTAAAAGTGGTTTTACATCACCTTTTCTTATTTTAATAGGCAATGAAATAAAATGATCTCCAGCTATTAATCTTAATTTATTTTGTTTAGCACCTATTGTATAGCTTGATTGTCTCAAAATACATTCCTCCTTTATTTTTATTTAGCAAAGTCTGTTAAACTTTTTGCTTTCATATTTTCTGCTCTTTGCTTTCCTAATTCTGAAGCAAAGTTAGTTTTATTTGGTTCTGGATCATTATTACCACCAGTACCAAATGATCCTGTGCCTTTTATTTCTTTATCGAATAAATATTCATGACTTGTTTTAAGTGGCTCTATTTGTTCTTTAAGACCTATAACATTATCTCCATCTATTTTTAGCTTATCTTTATCTATAAGCGCCATAATTAAATTTTTATCCTTAATATTAAAAGCACCTAATCCTTTCTCCAAAGCATTATTAAAAGCAATATCATTTAATTGTTTCTCATAAGTTTCTTTTTGTGTTTTATTATCTAATTCTAACTTTTCAAATTTTTCTTTTAATCCATCAACATCTTTATATTGCTCTTTTAGGCTTTTAAGTTGAGTATCTCTCTCGCCAACCTGCTTTTTATATTCCTTAGCCTGTTCATTTACTTGGTCAAATCTAGTCTTAGGAATGAAAGCACCTCCTGATATATCCTCAAAGTCTTTATCTTTATATTCTTTTTGCTTATCTACTGGAAGTTGCTTAAATAACTCTTCTCCTATGATTTCTTTTAAATTTGCCATTGTTCTAATTCCTCCTACTCTCTAAAAAAGATGAAAATAAAAAAAAGCTATACAATCTTTAGCTTTTAAAATAATCTCAACTGTTCAAATTTTTCAATAATTAATAGTTTTTATGCCGTAGTAATTGTTTCTATTATCTTTTTAGAATTTTCTACGCACATATCCTCCCATTTTTACTTTTTATAAATAAATCAACCAAGTGAAAATTCCCTTCGTTGAGATATTCAGTATACCTTCTAATATATTTTAATAAATCACTATGTTTCTTATATGTCATTATAGCTACTTCATATCCCATTAAATTCACTCCTTTTTAGATAAAATAAAAAAGCCTCATTTCTAAGACTTACACTTTGTACCCCTTTCTCAAATATGGTAAAATTTTGTTGAAGGGAGGTGATTTTATGAGTAATTTAATTAAACCCGGAACAGATAACCAACCAGCTGGTAAATATAAAGAGGTTGGTCCACGTGGTGGAAATGTTCCTAAACCAAAAACTGTAACTATTGATCCTGGTGATAGGCTACCACCTACACAGGAAAAAGGTCGTAAATGGGAAAAAATTAGATAGCTAAATTTCTATTCTTTTTTTCCATATGCAGAGGCAGAAACTGAATATATTTATTTGTATCCAAGCCTCTGCATATATTTTTCCATTTTCCTTATACTTTGTGATATAATGATGCATAATTTTCACCTCACTTTTAAATATATTCAATAAGTTTTATTTATTTTCCATTAATCCTATTCATCTCCTTTTTGAACTCCTTTTGAATATTATCTATATCTTTATCATCTAGAACCTTATCCACATCATTAGTATCCTTAAATTTTCTTAAGCTTTTTATTTCAATCCTTCTTTTAAGCCTCCTACACTTAGTATTCATAACACACACTAAATGCTTTTTATTACAATGAGGACATGTATAAAACACTTCTGTATACATTGCTCCTAAATATGTTTCTTTCAATTTATCTTGTGACATTTCAAATTCTCTTTTACAATTATCACATATTACTTTCATATATGCCTCCTATATTGCTATGCCATATTCTTGGCCATAATTATCTAACCATTTATCTAGTTTAGGATTGTTTTCCCCATTAACCCACGCTATCAATTCATCTCTAGCTTTTTCAGCTGGTATATTTTCTTGAGTAGGATAACAAAGGCAATTAGGATGTGCTATTGGATATTTATCAGCCGGATAAATCCCAGCACCTAAATCATAATTGTCTTGTGTTGCATACTCATCACAAATATCTTCACCATATCTAGCTACTTGTCTTTCATAATGGCTAGGACTTAAATTCCATTTTAATCCTATATTAAAAGGATTCATTTTTGAACCTTGTATATATGTTTCAGCGTTAGCATGTGTTAAACAAGTTCTAGATAATCTTTGTGCTTGATATGAAATATTTTTACTCATCCCAGTTTGTAAAGTTTTAGCTTCAATTCTTTTATATGGATTAATATATTTGTCTAGTTCTTTAGCTAATTCCCTAGCATTAACACCTTTAGCCACATTAATTTTTATAAGAGTATCAATGTCTCTAGAGTTTTTATTTGTTATATTCCAAAGCCTTTGATCTAATGTTTTGCCATCTGAATAATAATTACCACTTATAAGCTGTTTAGTAATATTAGAGGGTAACTGAGTAAACATTTTATTAAAAACACTCTTTATATCTTGCACAGGAACTAGTGCATCTAAATAACTTAATTGTACAGAACTTGCTATCTGAGAACTTGCTTTTATACTCTCCTTAATAGATTTACTTAAATTAGTTCTTAATTCTAATACATATCTATTAATTGATTTATCTAATTCATTTAAATATCTAGCAGTTAAACTTCCTGCACTAGCCTTAGATAGCTTATATGATATTTGCTTACTAGCCTCTTCATAAATATCTAATAATTCTTTTTCCTGATCTTGTAGAAGTCTTAGGAATTGCTTTCTACCTTTTAAAATTCTCTGCTGATATAAGTTCATTATTCATCACCAGTCTTATATATACTTTCATCTAGTTCGCTATTTATGGACTTTTGAAAAGAATCTGCCATTCTAGCCTCATTTAATCTTGTTACTTCATCTATTACCTCGCTAAGAGCTTTTTCTATATCTTCTTCATTGCTAAACTCTTTCATGTAGTTTCTAATAGATCTAGCATTCTTTTCAACTTCATCGAGTGCAAGTTTTTTCTTATCTTCTTCATCAGAAGGTAATGGATAGTTATGCATAAATATAGTAGTATATTTTAAAGCTCTCCATTCTTCTTTGAAACATCCACAATAACAATGTTTTGAAACCTCTATAACATATTCTATCAAGTCTTTAAATACTGGTTCCCAATCATTCCATTTCTCCTCACATCTAGCAATTAAATCATTATAAAGATATATCATAGCTTTAGCACTAGGTATATTATTTAAATCACTTATCTTAGGCATATCTAATGTTTCTTTCATGTCACTATCTGCTCTATCAAGATAAGAATCTAGTGCTGAACTACTACCTATATTGTATTCTTCCCTCTGAATAGTAGCTTGCTTCCCTTCTGCTAACGCTTCATCTCTAGTTTTTATTGCATGTACTGCATTAGGAGCTATAGTTAATCTATTTACATCATCTTCATTACCATCAATTATACTTTCAGAACCAAACATCTGGAATCTTAAAGCATCCGCAAAGTCACTATTTCTTTTATTATATTGATTTTGTGCATCTCTTAAATCTGTAATATCACTTTCACCGAATGTGTTGTTTAGTTCACCACCATTACGGATTAACCAACATGGAATAGTAGAAAATCCTGTGTCTTGATCTATAGTTAATTCTTTCTGTAAATCTGTATTCTTATAAGTTTCTTTTCTATACCAAGCTTGAAGTGCTTTAGTATCTCCATCTACTTTGTAATAGTAAGTATGTAAATAATACAACTTATCCTTATCTTCTTTGTATACGTTCATTTCATCTTCTTCAAAGAAAATAGTCTTTAACATCCTTCCATTCTTCTCTTTGTAAAAGAAATTTTCTATACTCTCATATTTGATTGTAACAGGTTCTCCTGGATTAGCTTCTGCTCTTAAAAGAACTCTTTTCTTTATAGTAGCTTCTAAGAATGCTTTCCTAGTATTGTTCCAGAAATTATTATATTCTAAAACATCCTCTATGAATTTTCTTAATTCCTCACATTGTTCCTTATCCTTTAAATCATCAGCTTTGAATATTAATGTTGGTTTCTTTCCAAACATCCATCTAGCCTGCTTCTTAAGAAGTGGCTTAACTTTATTTCTAATATCTTGAGTAGGTGTATAATCAACATTATCATCTATTGGCCAGTTTTGACCATATAAAGCTGGATTGTCTTTTGCTTTTTCTAAGTCTATAGATTTACCTTTATAGAAATAATAATCTCTAAAAACTCTTTTTCTTTCAGCTATTTCATTATCAGGTAATTTAAGCAATGTATCTCTTATAGTTCTTGCTTGTTTCTCCATTAGAAAACTGTACCTCCTTTCCTGCCATATGGATCAGTAGTTGTCTTCTTAACAACACCTTTTCCTTTTTTGTATACTTCTTCATCATATCCTTCTTCAATATCATGTCTAAGAACTGTATATATAAAATATCTTAACGCATCCATACAATTATGAACAATAAGACCACCATTAACACTAAAGTTATGGTGGCCTTTTACTTCCATATTATATGTATCTTCTTTTCCGGTATATTTTATTCCTTTAATTTTTGCTTGTTTAATCGTCTTAACTCACCTCTGCATTTCCTTGAACATGTCTTTGCTTTGCTATATTTATTACATTCAAATTCTTTTCCGCATATAACACATACTCTAATTTCATTATCTAGTCCTTGTTTTCTTCTCCATGCTGATTTGCATTTGTTAGAACAAAATTTATTTCTACCTTTTTGAGTTTCATATGTTATTCCACAATACTCGCATATATATTTTTCTTTTATATGAAATTTATCTTTTACATTTTCATAATGTTCTTTATGCCATTCTCTGCCTTCTTTTGATCCATGCCATTCTATAGCTTTGGGCTGGGCTTTTTCCTTTATAATCTTCCTAGCGGTTTCTACTCTCTTTTCATCTTGGGAAAATTCATATCCGTGTAATTTTCTATGTTTCAATCCTAATAGCAATTCAAAATTAGAAATATCATTATTGCCTTTATCTTCATCTTTATGGTGTACTTCGTATCCTTCTGGAATACGTCCATTGTAAAATTCCCATACATATACATGAAGCCTTTGCCTTTTATTCTCTTTAGTTGGCTTTGTGCTTAAATAATATCCTGTTTTTTCGTCCCTGGTAAATGTATATCCATTAAAATGAGCATGTTTTTTGGCTTCATCATATTTAACCATATTTTAACTTCCTCTCAAATAATTGTATTATATATCTTATTGTATCAGATATGGTCTTTGATATCAATAATAGAATCAGTTAATTTTAAGTCTTTTACTCTTATCCATCCCCTTTGAGTCAATACAGGATGATAATCAGTAGCTTTTATCGTCCTCCCATCTTCCAATTCTATTTCAAATACATCTACATTACTTTGAGTTTTTCTTACATCAAAGAACTCAGATATAATAGCTTTCTTATTTTTTCATCATAACAATGAACTTTTCCTATTTTACCAACTAAATCTTTAATAGATATTTGTCCATCTACAGTATCAATTAAAGTATCACCAGTTAAACAGTGGTCATTTTCTTTTAATACCTCTTCTACTCCATGGTCTAGTTTTTTAGCATCCCACACATAAGAGCTAAACTCTTTTAATGTTTCCTTACATATGTCATTAACATAAAATAAACCAATACTTAAAGCACTAGCAACAGTTCTTATCCCATCTAATACATCATTCTTAGCTTTTAATATGTTCTTAAATCCATCATCTCTTAATTGTTTTATAAAACTTGCTGCACTTGGATCCACTATTATTTTTACTGGAACTATATCTCCTAAAAATTTCTTTAACTCCTTGGAGTATTGAACATCTGATTTTTGTAAGCTTGTATCTCTACCACTGTAATAGTATTCTTTTACAATGTACCATTTGCCATTACATAATCCCCATAAAAGAAATACAGTAGCATTTTGAGTACCATAGTCTATTGACACATAATATTTGTCATACTTTCTAGATATTGTTTTAACCTTATGAAAGTCCTCATTGAACATGTCATATATAATGCCTTCAGCTAAACACCATAAACCTAAGATATAACGTTTATAGAATATACCTGAGTACATTCTTTTGTATCTTTCTTTTACTTTTTCACTCAAAGATAAATTGTCATCCATAGTGAAATGTAAATGCACAGCGTTCTTTTCCTTTAGCTTATCTAAATATTCAATCTTAAACCAGTGATATGGTCCATCTGGGTTACAGTTAAACCACATCTTAGCTCCTTCTACTGAACATCTTGCAGTAGCTTGATTAGCAAAACTTTGTGGCATTAATGCAACTTCATCAAATAAAACGCCTGCTAATGTTATACCTTGTATTAGATCCTGTGAACCTTCATCTTTACCACCAAACAAATAAAAATCATTACTTTTACCGTTTTTAGATATAGTAAGATAATTTCATTAGATGCTCTATGGTCTTTACACTTATATCCTCTCCCTTTTAAGATTCTTTTAAGTGGTTTTACAACATTTCTTCTTAAAGACCCAATTGTTTTACCACATAAAGCAAAATTTTCACCGTTAAAAGTTGTGTTGGCCCACATTACAAAAGATAATGACATTACTATAGTTTTACCCGCTCTTACTGAGCCATCTGCAATTATTGCATCATTCTCTTTTACTGGTGATGTCTCAGTCCACCAAGTAAGAACTTGAACTTGTTTGTCTGAAAAAGGTTTAAACTTAAAGGCCTTTTCTTTTTTCTTTTTCTTACTCATTCTTCCATACCTCAGCAGCTCTGCCATTTAGTGCATCTAAGAATCCATCATCTTCAACCTCGGTTTCATCACCATTAACTTTTGATTTTTCTAATTCTAGTTTTTCTCTAGCTTGTTTAACTTTTTCATCTTCTATCTTTCTCTTAAATTTATCAGGGAATAAGTCAAAGTATTGAGATAGCTTATCTAGGGCTTTCATCCTATCCTCAAATTTAATAGATACTCCATCTTTACCTTGCTTTACTTCATTTATTATTGTGCCATCTACTACATTACTTTCTTTAAAGTCCACATAGTTTATCACCTTAGTAAGTTCATTACCTTCTTCATCTTTAACAGGTCCAAATGCTCCCATAACAGGTACTTCTCTTTGTCCAAATGTTAAGTAATCTGTTATATCTGCAAATGCTATCTTTATATACTTATTTAATACATCCACAGCATCTATAAATATTTCTTCTGTCATTTTCCCTTTTAGCTCTCTAATATAAGCTTTTACCTTAACATTTCTTAGCAGTCTACTACCTTCTACATGAGCACTATCTGGAGCATACCCTGCCTTAATAGCTGATTGAGTAGCATTAAAGCTTTTTATATAGTAAATACAAAAGAGCCTTTGCTTATCAGTAAGTTCAGTATTTTCTAATACCTCTTTTACTTCTTCAGCAATAGGCTCCTGTACACTTTTTTCTTTATTCTGTTTTTGTGTGCATACTTTGTTCTTTGTGTGCATACTTTTTCTATTCCATTTATACCTTTGCTTCCAACTCTTAACTGTATTAATAGATACATCATACTTAGATGCTATATCTTTATACTTCATTCCAGATATATAATCTCTTTCTGCCTGTTCTTTTGTATCTGGTCCTCTTATATTTTCCATACTTACATTGTCACCACCTGCCTATTGTTTGTTTTGTGAGCAAACTCTCCAAAATATTTTTTTTCTGCTTCTTTCCTTACCTTAATTGCATCTTTTTTATTTTTTAAAAGCTCCCAAACGTATATTTTTATTATTATATCCAATATATGCTATCCATTTATTAACGCTTTTATCATATCTTACTCCAACTATACCTGATGTGTTGTTATTTTGAATTGATTTATTAAAATTATTTTGCTGTTGTGTTGCAAATCTTAAGTTTTCTCTTCTATTATCTTTTTTATTGTTATTTATATGATCAATAAACTGTCCAATTTTAGCTTTCATTAAGACTCTATGCAAATAATGAGTTCCTTTTTTATCTTTATATACAACATAACCTGTTTTATCTACATACCAACAATATTGTTTAATAAATTCATAATCACATTTGTCAAAAGTGAATTGCTCTCCTTTTGAGTCAATCCCAATAATATATTCTACTTTATCTATAAACTCATTGAAATGTTTTGAACATCCGCATGACTTTGTTTTTCCAGTTCTCAATCTGTCTCCACGTGCTTCTATGATATTTCCACATTCACATTTACAAATCCATTTAACAAGTCCACTATTGGTTCTATTCTTTGATTTTTCTATAACCATTAATTTACCATACGTGTTATCAATTTCATTTTTTAGTTTACACATATAATTGCCTCCTAAGTTTTAAATAGGAGGATAGTGGGGTATCATCACGACATGCCAATCCTCTAAAAAACACATAAAAAAAGACACCTTTTACAGTGTCTTAATTAATCTATTTGTTTGTTTTGTATATAAAAAAGAGCCCTTATGAGCTCTTTTTTAAATTAATATGTTTTGTTACAATTTAATTAATCAAAATCCCTATCAACTTCAATTATCTGTCCTGTGTTAGCATTTATTTTTACTTCATAAATTCCAGCAGTGGTTCTAATGCTAACTTCATAAACTAATATGCCATCTTCGACATCTAACTCAACTCTTACTACCTGTCCTGGAACCTGCTGTAGTGCAATTTGCACAGCTGCTTCACTACTAATGCGATAACTTCTCCAGTATCCATCCCATAAAGCATAATAATTAGGTATCATTATAAAATCATCTTCCTTTTTCAATATTTACATAATTATTGTATTCAATTACTTAAAGATTAGTGACTTTTAGCCATGTATACTCTTAAGTTATCTCTTTCTTAATACTCTTAATCTATTTTCCCCATGTTCTTTGCTTTATGCTTCCACCTCTACCCCTACAATAACTATCATGCTGCATCAATTCCATAACATCAGAAAAGGAGAGGTCCTCTTTCTTACCTCTCCTACGTTTTTTATTATTCTGTTTTCTATTTTTATTTAACTTTCTATGTGTATCAGGTTGCTGTGTTTTTAATATCTTTTCTATTCTCACCTATCTCACCTACCTCACATTGATTTGCACAACTAGTTAAATCTACTTTGCATCCCATGTAATGCTCACAAAATCCATCGTTTCCTTTTATAAAATTCTTGCAGTATTCTTTTTTATTTAGTTTCATAATCTACTCTCCTATGTATATGAATATAGTCTCCTAATCAATTTTAGGTATGTAAAAAGCACCTAAGGTTTATATTCCTTAAGTGCTCTTTGATATTTAACTATTTATTTGTTCCTTCATACTCTCTTACTTCAAAAGATGCTATCTTATCATGCACTATATATTCTTTAACTGTTTTATAAGGGCTAATCTTTTTATTGAATGAATACAATGATGGACCTTTACCATTAGATCTTTCCTCAAACCAGTTTATAAACTTCTCTACTTCCTGCATACTTACATCATATTCTTTTGTAGCTCCATTTACTAAAGATATACTTAATATCGCATTGTTTTTATTTTCTTCTACCTTTTTAGTAACATTAACTTTACAAGTAGCTGTTAAATCAGTACCTTCTACTTTAGCTGTTATTGTTGCTTGACCTTCTTTTATAGCTGTTACTTTTCCATTTTCATCTACTTTAGCTATCTTTTCATCACTTGATGACCATACTACTTTTTTATTCGTAGCATCTTCAGGTAATACTTCGGCATTTAACTTATCTGAACTACCCTCTAATAGATCCATGGATGTTTTATCTAAGGTTATTGATTCTGCTTTAACAACTTCTTTATAAGGCTTTAACTCCCCATTCTTATCTATATCTATAGCATCTAAAGTTATATAATCATTTGTTAAATTTATAATTTCTAAAGAATGTTCTTTATTAACCATTCCCGTTTTTCATAAGCAAGAGCTTGATAATTAATATTTGTAGTTTTCGTATTAATTGTATCTATTATATTATCATCTATCTTTATTTTTATATTATTAGAATTAGCTATTGCAGTACTAGTAATTATTCTTATTTTATCTCCAGTAAATTTAAATTGTATTTTATCATTTATAATATTACTTATTTGATTACTACCATTCCATTTTAAAGAACCTGATTCAGTGCTTGTTCTCCAATTACCTATGTAACTAATATTATTATTTTTATCATCATATCTTTTCCAACCTATTTCAGGCTCTCTAAGCATGTCTCCAACTTTAGCACTATTTTTCTCAGTATTGTTTAAGTTATGTGTTCCTATAACAAAATCATTATTTTTCTCAGCATGAGCAACATAAGCATTATTTATACCACTAAATACAAAAACAAACAATAATACCATACTCATAATTAAGCCTATTTTCTTTTTCATTGTGTTGTCCTCCTTATTCTTGATACCTATATTATATAATTACATCTTTCACCATATCAAGAATAAGATTCCTACAAATTCTCTTATATCTTACAAAATTATTAATTTTTTTTATGATAACTAAATTTATATTAAAGAATGATATGTTTTATATTAATCTACCTACTTTAATATAAAAAGACACCTGGAATTAACCAAGTGCCCTTTAGTACATACACAATACATTATATATTTTTTATTTTTGCATTTGCCTTATTTTGTACGATAAAATCTCTGCTTTATACAATTTTGATTAATACCATAATACCACATATAATTCGGATTATTCGGATTAATTATAAGTTTTCTAAGTATTTATCATGAATTATTTTTCTAGGATAGCTTTCATCAGTTTTGCTAATTTTTATTGCTATTGCCTGCCAGCTTAGATTATCAATATATCTATACTGGAATACTCGTCTTGTCTTTGAATCTGGAATAGTGTTTATGAATTCTTCTATCTGTAGTTTCATATCTTCACATTTATTTTTTCTTTTAAACAATAACTTGTTTAATTTAATCAATCTTGCCTGTTTTCTATCTGCTTCTGGATAGTTATAACCTTCAATAGTAAATTTTCTTTCTGTATAAGGGAAAACGTTACTGGATCCTTTAACGCTGTCTTGTTCAATTTTAATCTTTTTATTCTCTAATTTCTCAATTCTATTTTCAAGTTCACTTATTTCTACTTTTAAATCATTGTATTGTTTTAATAAAAATGTAGTGTCCTTCATACTTGTCCTCCTACTCATAGAATCTATTTTTTCCCCACATTTTAGTGCGAGGCTTATTTTCACCTAATTTCCTAGCTAAGGCTTCTAATTCATTTAGCTTGTCTTTGTTGAATTCACCTAATAGGTTAGCAATCTTAATCATATCTGCATCAAATTTTCTAAATTGATTCTTCTGTTCTTCTGTTAATTTTAATCCAGCTAAATCAAATTCATCTAACGTACTATTCATACCGCCTTCACCTTCCTAATTTCTTTTCCCTTTAGGTTGTAGACTATCCCATGATCCATATCTATCTTTGCTTTTATTTCTTTTTCTGCCTCTCTTTAAAACGCATGGATAAGTTATTGTATAATTTTCCTCAAACAGTTTTAATTCCCCATTAAAGTACTTGTTCAATTTATCCCTCCATGCTTCCACTTCTAATACCTCCTTTGTATTATTGTTTTAATACCCTAGTACAGTTAAGGTGCAAGAATACGCATACCAATCCTTACACCTATTTAATTTTAGTAAGTTAATCTTTGACCGCAGTTTGAACAATACTTCCAATTCACTGCTGATTTACAAACTGGGCATGCTTGACTTATTGTTTTTGTTCTTATAACCTTCTTAGGTACTTGTTTTTCTAATGTTGATATAACTAATTCATCATAAGGACTTCCATAACCATTGAAATATTCTATAGCTTTTTTTATTTCTTTGTCTGTATTTTCTTTTCTTGATTTTAACTCCCTATATTCTGCATCTGCTTTCTCTATTTCTTTTGCAAGTTCCGGATTCTTTTTAATAGCCTTTCTGATTTCTTCTTCTGGATCTATTTTATAAAATGGCATTATTTTTCACCTTCCTAAGATATTTTTTTATATTCGTATTTGATATTTTCCTCACTCAATTGTGCATAAACTTGTGTAGTTGATGGACTTTCATGCCCCATAATATGTTGTAAAACTGGAAGAGGCATACCACTATTAATCTTACAAGTTGCAAAAGAGTGTCTAAACAAGTGAGGATAAACAGATTTGTTTAGACCTGCTCTATTCGCTATCTTTTTAATTTCTCTTTGAACGCTCCTGCCACCTAACCTCCCATGAGGTCTCTTAGATGTAACAAACAATGCTTCGTTATCATCTTTTCTAGTTAATAAATATTTTTTTAATAGAATTTTAGCTTTTGTACTAAAGTAAACCTTACGTTCTTTATTCCCTTTGCCAATTACATTTAAAGACATCTCGTGCCAGTTTAAGTCGTCTTTATTTACTCCTACAACTTCACTAAGCCTACAACCAGTAGATATCAAAAATTCCACTAGTGCCTTTTCTCTATCTGTTTTGGAAGCCTGCCTTAAAAGTTCTACTTCCTCTTCTGTCATAGCATGACGTAACCTCTTAGGTTCCTTGGTTTGTTTTAATTTTTTAGCTGGATTCTTAGGGATATATTCCTCATCATGTAGCCAACCAAAGAAACTTTTTAATATAGAGATTTGTCCATTTACACTAGTTGCTTTCATGTTCTTGCATCTAACCGCTAAGAACATTCTTAAATCCATAGTAGTAATAGTTCCCAGTGGTTTTCTTAAGTGATCTGCAAATATTGCTAAATTATATTGATAGTTTTTTAATGTTTTTTAAGCTTAAGCCATCCAGCTTCTTAGATGCTAAGTATATTTGTAATTTTTCTTCGATATCACTTGTTACTAGACCTGTCTCCTCTGGCAATACACGGTATTTATACAATACTTCTTCTGCTATAGTTCTAACCTTCCGCTGGTCTATTTCTGGAAATTCTAAAGATAGCTTGCCCACTAATTTAATTACAACTTCTTCTTTACTTGTACCATGCATATAAATACCTCCTTGTATATTGCCATTAAAGGCAGTTTAGTTTTTATTTATATCCTGGATCTAATATTTCTGATAGTTTCATTTATATATCCTCCAATATTT